GGGCCAATAACCTGATCCTGCTGTGGTGATCTTGTCATACTCGGATAACGGTCATTGCTCGATTGAGTCAAATCACCAATAAATTCTCCAACCATGGGATATAACTGAATAAGTTGAGAACCGCTGAACAATCTTGCAATAATGATATTGGCTGCATCCCTGCAAAATGTATCCCTGCTGTTTGGATCAATATAAACATCCAGAGGATCAACACTATGAAAACATACTTCACCTCTGCCAAAGTCGAGCATGGGGTCAGAGTATGTCTGCATTACACCCATACCTTTAACATAATAATCGTCCACCACCTGCTTTAATTCAACATTCCCATTAAACTTGTCCCAGATGTAGGACATTATATCTGAAAATATTCTGCCGACCTTTGTATCGCTGTCATCTCTGCCAGTAGATTGGAACTTAGGCTTATTAGCTGTAAGTAAAGCTTTAGCTTGTTCTACTGCTGGATGAACAACATTATCAACAATAGCAACCTGAGCCCGTTTCTCTAATTCAGTAACATGAGAACCCTTCCACTGCTCATTATTCCGAAACTCATCATCTTCCATCGCCTGAGAAGCCCAAGTGGCTCTTTCACCATGATACTGCTCAAGAAGTTTTTCAGATTCCTGTACTAATGGATCTTTTTCATTTGCCATTTGGGGCGAAAGTTAATATAAATTAAGCTAAGAGCCAATCTGACTTGTTAAAACTAATACTGCTAAGAAGAGGAACATCGGTCTCTTCGTGAGTTGGAGAATAATGTCCCTTGTAAGAATAATAAAGACCATCTAAAAGATCGTCATGCTTACTTCTGGGGAATAAAAGCATCTCATCCTCAAGTTCTCTCATGTTATGAGTAATGAATACTTCTTTCCTCGCAAATGCTGGTTGCAGACTTTCTAATCGTGATGATTTAGAATTTCTGGGGTTTTCCTTAATATTCAGCCCAGGAATGAATAACTGCTCCTCATCACACCGCATTTGTACATACTGCCTCAACATCTCCTGATAACCAACAGATTCTATCCTGGTCTTGGAACTTCTGTACTTTCTGAAATTATCTACTATGGATTCAGCTAATTCAAGAGGTTTGGCATGTTTTCTGTAATATGGAAGAACAAATTTCCTATTCTGACTGTCTATAGCCAAATTGAATATAACAGAGAAGTCAGCAGTCTGTTTTGTGCTGGAAGCTGGATCAACGCCTGTAAATACATTAACTGGTATATTTTCCTCATATTTCTCGCCACCTAAACTTTTAAAGTTAATGAACCCATTATTTTCTTTATCTAAGTAAAACTCGCCCTCATAGTACTGAATATCTTCTTTTTTAAATAATTGGTCCTCATCACCTGTTATCTCACACATATACTCCCTGTAAAACACAGATAAACGATTAATTGACTCAAGCTCATCCTTTTTCTGCAATAACTTCTCTATAGGGAACCATTCCTCCCATAATGAAATTTTCTTCTTAATATCTGGCCTGAACAGATGATTGGTCCATCCTTTCATATCTTTTAACGTTTCTACAAGACAACGCTCATGCTGAGGCGTGCCAATTATAAC